TGTGCGTCAGCGATATCTTCTACCGATGCTTCCGTAGGCGGAGCCTCCGAAAACAGGGTCTCTGAGCTATCATAGACACTGGGATCAGCATTACTGGTTTGTGTTTGTTCTGACATTAGTCCTCTATAGGTATTATCTTGCGGTTTGTAGCATCTTGCTCAGCAACCGCTTCTCTTAGTTTCTTAACCTCATCACCAGCCCTCGCTTTGAACAGTTGTTCAGTAGCTTCGGCTTTGGTGGATGACTTTTGTAAGTCTGTTTTGAACTTCTCTAGTTCTACACGCTGTCTGGCGTGTTGTAATTCTCTTTGGGATGTTTGAAGGTCACCCTCAAGTTCTTTAACCTCTTCTTTGAGACCTTCAATAGACTGTTGCATTTTGGACATTTGAGATGAACGCTCTAAAACGCCTTCTAAATCTGCCACATCGGTCTGCTTTAATACTTCAATCTGGTCAATGAGACCTTTTTCATATAATTGCATATAATATTCAAAACGTGCCCATCTATTAGACGGCAAGGTTGAGCCCGATACAACCACTACATCGTATCTGCCAACGGTTACATCATTCAGCTTACCCAAGAAATCACCCGATATTTCACTGTAGATCGGTACATTGATAGATACTTCTTTTGATTTGCTGTTGGGCTGAATTAACCGCAATACTTTATGAGATGTATAAGTGGCCTGAATCAGTTCTACCACCACCAATGCAATCTTATTCAAACCCGATTCAATATCGTCCCGCTTTGACTTGATACGTCTTTGACCATACTCGTCAATAGCAATCGTACCTTTGTAGGTATTGGGAATTGCAGATGGATCGCCCTGCATAATACTATATAAGCCCAGTATACGCTCCACATCTGCCCGTGCATCTGCCTCATTTTTATACAGCTCATTGGGTAAAGGTACTGGCGCAAATGAAATAGGCTGACCCAGTTCTGGATCAAATTCTAGTACACCTGTTCCCGCCCTTGACCATTCGGTTTCTAACTGCTTCTTATCAATAGCACCCCTTGGCACAAGGAGTTTATTATTGGTAGAGGAAGATGCATGGGCAACTATAAGGGAGCGAATCTTATTAATATACTCCTGCAATCCCTTCACAAGACGTACATCACTTAAAGGGAAGGGATTTCTATTATGTCCATTCATAAACGTAATTAACGGGTAGTATGAGATAGGCATAACCGTCTCGAAGAGGAGGCTACCACCTACACTTACCACCTGTTTAATTCTATCGATAGAGATACTATTGGCTACAATTTCCCCTCTGTCAATAAGGTCACCAATAGAGATAAGCTCCATCTGTACTGTACTGTCGGGGATAGCACCTTCATGTTCTGCGCCACTCATAATAAATGCTTCACCTGTTACTGGTGATAGCATTTGGTGAAATACCTCGCCATACTCTTCGTACATAGACATATGCTTGCCCACTTCTTCGGGGTCTGTCACAATTTGCTCGCCCTGCGCTGTGACTACAATAAATGCAGGGTATTCTCTATATTCTTGGTATTCCTCTTCTGTTATAATTCTTTCACTGTTAGAGATAGGATCGTAGGTACGTACATAAGGCGATTTGGTTTTTGAATACCGTTCAATAACCTCTAAATAACGTTCATCTTTTGCAGATGTGCGGAAGGACTGTAGCTCATTATGGGTAATCATTTGATCTTCAATCCCGTGACGTGATGCTTCTTCTGAAGGTGCAATTACAACCTCAGATGATTCTTTTATAATATCTGCAAATTGCGGGTATTGAGACATGAGCTGGGATTCAGCATGGATTTTACTAACAAGGATATGGGATGCGTCACTAACGAAAGGAGATTGTGCGTTAGGATCTATATAAACATTAAGTGGATCAACGGCCTGTAAGCGTATTTCACCTTTTCCGAAATCGTCTTCGGGATCATGATATACCATCATGCACCCCATACCCTTGACGTAGTAATCATCAATTACTGTTTTTAATTCTAAGTTTCCCTCTGAATAATCCCACACCCAAGCCATCAGGTCTGAGAATATACGCCCCGTTTTCACATCTGAGTCTTCTCTTCCTGTTGATTGGAAACGGGGTTGGTTTGCCGTAAGCATCGCCTTGGCCTGCTCAACGGCTGGATATAAAATATTTACAACTAAGGGTTCTTGCGCACGTGAACGGAGCGTATCAACTTGCTGTTTTTTCCATTGAGCACCATTGCGGAACTCATTATCTTCGATGGCTTGCTTTGCCCACTTGGCACGTGCGCCAGAATACTCTCTTAATAATTCTTCGCTCTTTTGTACTTCTGAATTTTTCTGTGCCATAACTTTAAGTGATCTACGTAATCCTTTGTTATGACGCAATTTATAGGAATTTGTTTCACGCTAACAACCAATCTTGTGGTTCTTGGGGCAACTTTTCTTCCGTGTGCTGAGTTTTTAAGCTGCTTACGGTATGATATGGAATGTAATTTCCTTTAATTGCATAGAATAAGCCATCCAAAAGGTCATCATGCTTACCCCTTGGATACATAAGCAACTCATCCTTTAATTCTTCCTGCTCCTCTAAAAGATAGACTTTACCTTGCGCAAAGTGAGGTTCTAGGGTTTCGAGCCGAGCTGACTTGGAGTTTCTGGGGTTTTCTTTAATCTCCAGACCTGATATAAAGATACCTTCTTCATCTGCACGTGTGCGCAGGTATTCTCTGAGCATCTCCTGATACCCCACTGTTTCCACCCTTGTTTTAGATGGTTTGTACTTCTTTGCCCATGAAATGATATTATCCGCCAGTTTCATAGGGGTAGAGCGTTTTCGGTAGTAAGGCAAAACATATTTGTTATTATGCTTATCCACAGCTACAGATACAATAGCGGAGTAATCGGCTGTCTTCTTCGTAGATGATGCAGGATCAATACCCATAAAGATATTTACAGGTATCAGTTCATTAAACGTATCTCCGTCTTTCTTCGTAAAACGTATAAAGGCTTCATTATCGTCATTAAACTCCAATTCACCTTTGTAATATTTTATATATTTTTCTTTAAAGAGCTGATCTTCGTCTCCTACAATTTCACATAAATATTCTCGATAAAAGACAGATACACGGTTAATAGACTCCAGCTCTTCCTTCTTCTCCTTCAACTTGGATATAGGTTGCCATTCTTCCCACAAAGCCTTGTTATTATCCATATCGGGTGCAAAGTGCATATTATTCCACCCCTTCATCTCTTTTAAGGTCTCTACAAGACAGCGTTGGTGCTGTGGCGTACCAATAACTGCAATCTTTCCCTTAATCGGATCGAGAGATGGTACAGCCGACTGCAGTAGCCATCTTAAGTTTCCCTCCATCGCTTCAGATGTTTTGGTATTGTTCTCATCTTCAGGGTCATCAACCACAATCAGCGTTGGTCTTTGGTTTCCCACCTTAATCCCACGCAACTGCTGGCCAGTCCCCTTGCAGACAATCATAGATCCATCTTTCAGCTCCACCTCGGTCTTAGCCCATGATCGTGCAGAATTCATACCCCAATATCCAAATAGGGATCTAAATTGCTGGGAATAGTCCAATACATCCTTAATCGTACCCAAGAGCTTTACCGCATGATCCTGCGTTCTGGATACCAATACAATCAATTTCTTGCCCTTATCGAACATGAGGTGATACAATGGATATACACCACCCACAATAGAAGACTTGGCGTGCCCCCTAGGTGCAATAATATTCACCTGCTTCTCCGTAGACTTTATGAGCACATTAGTAATCTGCCTATGAAATGCAGGTGAAGGGGCTGAAAACATATTCGGTATAATAATCCGCCCAAAGAGTACCATATCCCCCTTGAGCTTCTTTAACATAGACTGCTTCTCCATTAGAGTATCGAGTTTCTATATTTCTTCAATTCGTAATTGCTCATATTCAAAGGACATTTGGGTAATCGCTCAACGGCGCTGGCTCTCAATGAGCCACCTGCCATCCCACAACGCATCTTCTTTTCGTATTCACCGCAAAATGCACATATTTTATCGATTTTTGGGCATACTAGAAACATAGGCACTAAATCAGGGTTCGTATACTGCTGGAGTGTCCATTATGGCAGTGGTTATAGCGGAAAACACGCCCGTAGCATCACTTTTTCCAACTTTTTGACCCACTATGCGCCTAAAGCTTCTTTTCGCCTCATACGGACTAAAATACTTGGTTTGGAATATGCGGATATAGCGATTGATTCCCCATCCTACAAGTCTCATATCTTTTCGCTTGGCCAGTCTCCTGTAAATAGTGGGGTCTTCTGTCTGAATCCGCCAGTATTCATGGCCTCTGGACTCTTGCCATAGATGGGTTTGGGTGCCTTTAAACTTTGACATCGCCGTTTTCTATACGATTAATCAGGTCATTGAGGTACCATTGGGCTTTTTTCAGGTCTTGGAGTATATTACCCTTGTACGGACAGCGTACTATATACTTGATAATATTGCCCCTGAACCAATCCATTTCCCAAGATGCAATGAAATCAGTAACCTCTATACCTTTGGTATAATGATTAGGGTGATTAACCTCATCGCCCTCTATTTCATTCTCTTGGTATACTCGCATCGTTTGACTCTGTTTTTCTTGACATGAGTAGTTTCTTCTCCTCAGTCTCTATTTGATCTGCGATTTGACTAGACATATCAATTTGCATAGTATCTGTTATAACCTTCTTGGAAGGTTTCATCTCTAATAAATCCATGAAAGAGTCCGTAGCCTTTAAAATACCGTTTACATCCTTCTTCCCCTCTGCAATATCCACTGCTGTAAGCATTTTATCGAGGACAAACGACTTGGTAATCCCCTTATCGGTCATAATCTCTTTTAATTTATCTTCTACCATTGCTTTTACTTCCTTTGTTCTGAATAGACGTTTGACCGATTTATCTGGATACCGTTGGTCTGGACGGTAAATATTGCCCAAAATATGCCAATCCACCTTATAAGGACTCATAAGCTGTCCGACATAAGCATTGACAACATTCCTGACTCGTGAGTGTTTCGCTTCACGCTCTGCCCATGTTTGAGGTTTTAAAAGAGAATACACCCCTAAATCATGATTCGGGAGGAATAGGAGCTGAGTATCTTTACGGACAAACTGCACACCGTAAATGGTTTTGATATATACCCTGTTTCGTGAATACTCTTTACGATATATGCACTCCCCTACGTATCCGTCATCCGAAAGAGCCATATCACCGTCACTCGCATCTTTCCAGTAAATATATGCAATCCCCATGTCATCACATTCAGACTGGGTGTATATGGTATGAGTAGATGGCGTATTGTTAAATCGCCGCTTAATCGTAATCATGACGTGTGAGGTCTAGTATATATATTATTATATATATTATAAGTATATATACTATTACCTATTACATAATGATTATTATATACATACACTAGTATATACACTAGTATATATACTATATATAACATACTGTTTATTATATACATACATTAGTATATACACTAACGTATATACATCCCCCTTTTCTCAATCTAAATCTCCTAACTTCGGATGAATCCTATTGTTTATCTGCATATCGATTATAGTCTCCACTATGCGCTTCTCAGACTCGTATAACTCGTAATCCTCTGTGAACTTCTCCATGATGCGTAAAGCCTCCTCCCTGTCCATCTCACCTTCATCAAATGCACCTGTTCTTGGATTAAATATTTCGTACTTGACTTTTTTCATGATATAAACTTAAACTTTAAGTGTTCTTCTTAACAATAAATAAATTAAGACTTATGCTATTTGACAATTAGACGCAACGTAAGTGTACTGAGTTCCCAAAAATGAATGCAGAATGAGAGTGGGAGAAACATACACAATACCACCCCCATCACTTTAGGGGTCATGGGGTTAGTTTAGGTTGAAAGTTTACGTTGGGTTGAGTTACAAGGTGCAGGCTACATCATTGTCTATTACATTCGTGTAGCCTGCTCATGCATCTCTTATTCCCCACCCATTGATCCTTGTCTCGCTACCCCCTACTGCGCTACGCTTGTAGCCTCGTAGCAGGAGACGGATCAGGCTGTGGCACCCTCTTTATGCCTACTGGTGGTTACTGACCTTAAACCATGCCAGTAGGACTAACGTAAGGAGATGTGGTGTTGCAACACTGCATCTTCTTTTTTTTATGGGTATAAAAGATCTACCCCCCCTTTAACATCACGCCCACTATAACGTCAATACCCTACACTACAGTATTGTGTAACTCCCTATTTGTGGTACATGAAGTACCCATTTCATAACGAATACTAGGAGTTTACTATGAGT